AATGATAGAGAGTTTGATTATGAATGTAAATGGACAGATATTAGAGCATGGGGCGCATGTTATGGAATTGGTGGTGTATCTTCAGCTGATACTTTTAAAACAACAACTTCAGTTACAGGAGGAACAGAATTTGATAACGGTACACTTACAGTGTATGTTGTCAATGAACTTGCTACTCCTTCTACTGAACCGGCTGATATTAAAGTTCAGGTATGGGTTGCAGCAGGTGATGATTTTGCTGTTGCGATACCAGGGAACAATCTTTCCGATTTGTCATATTTCCAACAACAAGCTGAGATGACCAAGACAACTGATAATTCTAATAATCCTGTAGGAGGTAATCCTATAGAAAATTATGGAACTGAACATGCTCCTTTATTGAAGGATGATAATCAATATCTTGTTTATCAAGGAGAACGAATTGTATCTTTCAAAGATCTTTTGAGACGTTATCAGTATCATAATTCATACTGGCCCCAAAAGACTGGAGCTGGTTTTAGGTATTATCTTCTTAATTGTCCAGGGATGCCTCTTTTTAGGGGTTGGGATCCCAATGGTATAGATCAAGCTGTGAGTTCAACACCTGTTGATTTACCGTATAACTTTTGTTCTATGACATTATTAAATTATCTTGCTCCAGCTTTTGTTTGTCAAAGAGGTAGTTTGCGTCACAAATGGTTGACTGCAGGTTCTAGAGATACTCAAGCGCATCCAGTGTTGGCAGCTAGTCGTCATGGGGCAATAGTTCCAACACAATTTTCTCAGGCTAGTCGTAACCTTGATCAAGCTTTAGTTAGTACTAGACGTAAGGCGTTACAGAATATGAAACGTTCTTCTTTTAATGGTACTGCTATTACTCCTGTACCATTGAATAATGTATTGGAAATTGAATTACCATATTATACGATAGGACAAAGGTTTAGACCAGGCAGATTTTTAGATATGTCTGGAACTGGAGACACGCAAGCTGTTGAAATTGCTTGTGAAACATCACAATGGGAAGGAGATCAAAACTTTCGTATCGACCATTTCACCAGTGTAGGTGAAGATTTTACGCTCGGTATGTTTGTTGGAGCTCCTATCATTTATTCGTATACTAACCCAGCAGCAGCTTAAATGGTGTTTGGTTTATATTTATGTTTGTACATATATATATTTTGTAGATTAACTGGGGCGTTAATTTGTTGTCGTGTGGACATTAAACACACTCCGTCATGTGGACGTTAAACACCATTAAGAACTAACAGATCGAAATGTTAGTAGGATACCCTTCGGCGGTCGAAGGGGGGCGCATAGTGATATGTGCCTGGATGAGACTGGATAACAGTCTTACATCTATTGCTTTGCGATAGAGAAGGTTTTTGTAGCAACCTCGTGTAAGACTGGAAGTCTTATTCGAGTTGTAATAATTTTTACTTCTCTTGGATCGCAATTTATTAGATGTATGTCCGAATAATTTTGTTACATATAAATCGATCGTATAGGTGTTTTTACCTAGCGTGATCGGTTTTGTAATTCGGGCCGCTTAC